GGTGTCAACTTTTATATAGGCTAAAAATATGACAACGATAATATTTACATTCGATGACGAGGTTGAATGCCCTGAGTGCGGCGGCGAAGGCCGTGTTGAATACGAGTTTGAGGTAATCGACCAAATCAGAGGCGGCGAGATAGTCGGGCTGGTGCGCGAGTGCCGGATGTGTGAGGGCAGTGGTGTCATTTATGTTGAGGGAGGGCCGGACGATGACGATAAATCCCTATGATTTGCCGGAGGGTAATGTGCAAATCAGTTTTAGCGGGGGGCGCACCAGTGCGTTCATGTTGCACCAGATACTTGAGGCGAATGGCGACCTGCCAGAACGATGCAGGATTTTGTTCCAAAACACAGGCAGAGAGATGCCGCAAACCTTGGAATTTGTTAACGAGTGCGCCCACAGATGGGGCATTGATATCATTTGGCTTGAGTATAACAGAGTAGATGGCAAGCCTACTTTCAAACAAGTTAATTATGAATCAGCTTCAATGTTTGGCGAGCCGTTTGAGCTGCTCATTAAAGCAAAGAAGGTTTTACCGAACACGCTGATGCGGTTTTGCACAGTTGAATTGAAAATAAACACAGCTAAAAGATATCTAAAAAGCATAGGCTGGGAGAAATGGCAGAACGCAGTTGGCATACGAGCTGACGAGCCTAACAGATTTAAGAAAGCCCCGAAAAAAGATTGCTGGGTTCCGTGGCGTCCGTTGGTTGATGCTGGTGTACATTCACGCATGATAGAGGAATTTTGGGACAAGCAAGACTTCAAACTGAATTTGCCTGTTGTTAACGGCAAGACGATGTATGGTAATTGCGATGGCTGTTTTCTCAAATCTGAATCGCAGCTAGCAATGCTTGCAAAGGATTACCCAGGCAAACTTGATTGGTGGATTCGGTTGGAGAAGATGCACGAACACCGTGGTGACTATGGGTTTTTTAATAAGAACAGACCGCTCGAATCAATGAAAGAATTTATTGAGATGCAACAAGACTGGGTGTTCGATGAAGTCGGATACTTTTGTCAAGCAGACGGAGGAGAGTGTACAGGATGACGAACAGTAGACAGAAAGGTGCGGCATTTGAGCGCACCTGCGCCAATATGTTGTTTGATATTACGGGGCTAGAGGCCAAGAGAGACCTCGAACAGTACAGGGCTAGTGACCACGGCGACCTGATAGGTGTGCCAGGTTGGACAGTGGAGTGCAAACGCTACGCCAACGGCGTTACTTGGAAAAGAAGCTGGTGGGAACAGTGCCTCTCTGCCGCTAACGCTGCTGGGAATCAGCCTGTTCTGATATATAAGTATGACCGTTGCCCTGTCCGTTGTGTGGTAAGGCTGTCGTCCATTTCTCCGTATTACTACGACAAGGAAAACACGGCTGAGATTGATTTTGAAACGTGGTGTATGCTGGTAGCGGAAGGATTAGACGATGTTTGAAGCGGTGATAGCTATGTGTGTGGCTTACGAGATTAGTGGTAAGGCGGTAAATCCGTGCTGGATGCGCCAAGCTGACCAAGTATTCAGAACATACGAGGCTTGCCGTTCCTGGGGTAACGAGCAGGAATTGCAGATGATAAGCAAGGCGGTCAGAGACTACAACGCCTCTGCCATCGTGCATATAGCCTGCGGTGAGATGAATGGTGACGATACTTGAGTGTCAAATTTTCTGTCTTGACATAGTTATCCACAGGCTTTTAAAATCGCGGAGCGCAAACAGCAATGCATAGCTTCTGTGCATAGCTTCATAGCACTACAATGATATAACAAAATCTTTTGATAAAAAGAAAGCGAAGCAATGATGCTATGCATAGAAGCTATGCATAGCTGTTTTTTTTTAGATTTATTTTTCATCTAATTCCACTGCTTGTAATAGCAGTTCTACTGTGCGGTTTATCGGCACCTCTCCGCTTTCATAGTATCGCACTGTGCGCTCTGACAGGCCCAGCCTTTGGGCAAAACCCTGCTGGCTGTAGCCTAGTTCTTCGCGCATTTCTCTGAAGCGTCTGGCATCCATCATTTACCAACCCAGTCAGTCCAGGCCGCAGACGTTACCTCTTCGGTGTATTTCTCCGCTTCCTTGACGTTGCCGATGTCGAATTGTTCGCGTGCCTGTTTCTCTGCTTCCTCTAGGTTGTCTGCCTTGATGTGAAAGGTTTGCTCTACAGTTCCGCGAATTGTGATTAGAAAGTCTTTTTCCATTTCTATGCCTCCTGATGTTTCGCTATGAGTGTGGCTGAGTACAGGTCGCATATACGCTGCGCCTCTCTCAAAGCCTTTTTCTCTGGTACATTAAAGGCCTTCCCATGCGCTACGCCCTCGCCTCGCCGGTCAAAAGCCACTAAATCCACATTGAATGTTTTACCGCTCCAATGCTTTGTGATGCGTACTTCATATTCCATTCGTTTGCCCTCTCTCTGTCAGTGGGGGGCGACACTGCGCCGCCCCTTTCTCTGCTAGTCTTGTGGGAAATAGTTGTGCAAATGCCAAAAAGCAGTCTGTAGTTTGCGCGGTACGTCTGGGTCGCGGATGTCGAAGCTTTCCGACCATTGTTCCATAAACTCCCGCAACGCCTCTCGCGTTTCAGTAATTGCTTTCGTCTGCTCCGGCGTCAACTGTTTGGCAGCCTGGGCGCGTTTGTGTTCTGTCAGTTCCCAAGGTTCCATGTTCTCAACAAGTTTTGGGCGTCCTACTTTAGCCATTGTAAACCCTCCTATGGTTTAGGCGTTATCGGTGACACTATGCCACCGCCTAGGCTGCCGCGCTCCGGCAAACTAGGCAGAGGCAGGGCCATTGCTGGCCCGTGCCATTGTCTTCCCCTCCGTTTAAGGCCCGTGTGTGGGCGTTGGTGCCTGACTGGTGGTGTTACACCAGCCAAGCGGTTAAAGCCTGTCAGTGAGTCTCACAGGCCGATAAAATAGGCAAAGAGTTGCCATAGCCATGCCTCGCTACCCATCAGCCCCCAGATTAGTAGGCCCATGATAAGAAGAAACATGGTGTTGCTGAATAATTCTAGCTTGTCCATGCTACTGCCTCCGCATGTGTTGTTTGCAATACTTATCGAAAAATGCCCGTTCTAGGCGTTTGTAGCGTGTAGGTTTGCCGCCTCTGTATTGGTCGAGCCACCGTCTGCCATTCTTGTCTATGGTGGCGTAACGATTTGCTAGCCATGCGTTGATTGTAAGGAACCTGTCAGCGTTGCGCTGTGCATCGTCACGGGTGATTGTGTAGTATGGTTTCATTGTTCTGCCCCCTTTATTGCTTTGTAAAGCCTCGACTCATGGCCCTTTATTAATTGCATCAGCTCGCGTGTATCTCGCTCTAATGCTCGGCTAGTCCTAGGCACGTAATGCTCCAGGCTTGTAAGTATTAGCTCAATATCTGCATATGATAGCGTGATATCTGCCAATGGTTCGCTGCGTTCTTTAATCATTGTTCTGACTCCTAGTGTGTTAAAAATACAACCGGCTTAGAAGCCTGCCAGCATAGGCCACATGCGCCACAGTCTGGCGTTAGTGTTTCCTCGCCTTTTTTAGCTAGCTTGCCTGTTTCCTTGCTGATTTGCGTAGGGCAAAGAAAAGCCTGTTTATTTGCTAACAAGGCCTCACTCCGTCCATCGTCATTAGATAGGGCTGCAAAGCTATCTGTGAATGAGCCGCTAAACCTAACAGCAAAGCGGATGCCGCAAGCCATACGGAGCGATAGCAAAGCCTCGCCTATGGCCCGCTCTTGGCTATCAATAGCGTCCGGCTGATTTGCTGTGTATCCGTAAACATGCAAAGCCGGAAACATGCCAAGCCATTTTGCCCATTGGGCCACATAGGCGACCGAGTAAAAATCGCCCAACACATGCAAACGAACAAGGAATCCTTTCGGGTACTTTGCTTGGTAATGTGTAAGGTCGCGCTCGATTTGCTCAATGAGCGCGTCATCTGCTTTATAGCGTGTCGCATTCATCATGTTGTTGCCGTAGCAATCCGCCCAATGCGCACATGAGCGTGGACAAGTTGCGCGTTCTTCTAGCGTCAATGTAAGGATAGGAAAGCCAGCAAGCTTGCCCTTCGTGACGCGTTTACCTAGCTTTGTGTTAGTGCTGGCTTTTAATGCGCGTTCAGTCTTTCCCATGCCGTCTGATACACTCTTGGCACGTAGGCTATGGTAAACGGATTTGCCAGCCAATACTGCTAGCTCTGTTTTGGTAAGTTGTTTCATTGCAATGCTCCCGAATTGCGTTGTTGTGTTTAGAGTTGTGATTCGTATTTTGTTGCATAGGCTGGATATGCTTCCTCGAAGCTTGCTAGATTGTTCGCCGACTCAATCATCTGCTTTGCCTCGGAGGGCGTGTTCGGCGGCTTGTAGTCGTTCAAGTAAATAGAAAGCATTGTTTCATATGTCTTCACGTATTCGGTATATGTCATCTGTCTGTCTCCCGTTTGCGTTGTTGATATCCCTGCATATAGGCAAGCATTGCCTAGTGTCAACACATAAAAAGCAAACAATGTAAAAAAAGTTTACACTGTGGCTGCGCGTGTATATATTAATAAGCAATTGATTGTATTGGATTGGAGATGGTGGTTGCATATCTCAACACGCACGAAGCGTTGTCGCGTTCCCCGCAGCATTGCAGGGCCAAGCCTATCATAGTGTGGCAAAAATGCAACAGTGTGGCAGCCAGGCAACAGTCTGTGCGGTAGGGGGGGATTGTTCGGGGGCGGCACCCCCAGTGCGCGGGGCCACGTTCTACATGTGTTAATACCTACAACTAAACACACAGCCTAAGCGGAGAAACCATGACGAAGCTAACGAAGTTCACCACCCAGCAGATACTGAGCGACCTTGCTGACGGCTATACTATGGTCGATGCTTGCAAGAAGGCTGGGATAAGCAGGCAGGCTCTTTACAA